AAATTAGAATTAGAAAAAGCTTTTGCTCCTTTAACACCCATGCCGGCACCTCTAAGTAATGCACCTCCTGGAACAAGTAAACTTGCTAAACCTAAAGCACCTGTGTCGTTAAAAAAATTACTTTCTGGGTTAGCTACAAAATCTTCTCTTTGTTGGTTTCTAATATTTGGATCATCATATGCTGTTGTGCCAACTAATGCGTCTGCAAGTGATACATCACCTGGTAGTGTTATACCAGTCTTACTAAGCATCTCATGAATAGGATCACTTTCTGACGGATTAAATAAAAAATTGTATAAAGAATTTGGGTTTTTTAATTCCCCTCTATTTTCACCTTCTGTAAAACGACCTTGTTCTCTAAACTTTTCTGTGTCTGCTTCAAACCGTGCATCTTCTCTAAGTTGCGCTGCAAGCTCTCGTTCAAATTCAGCAAGATCTTCTCTGTCTTCTTTTTTTTGAGCGCGCTCACGTTCTTCTTTACGCTTACTACCAAAGTAACCGCCAAAGCCTCCTCCAACAAGTCCTAATAATAATGCTAGATCTTCTGAGTTCATTAGTTACCACTCTCTTTTATTGTTGCTTGCATATTTTTTATACCATCTTTAGCTAACGATACAGACGCTCGAAGTTTTTGATGCTTGTCATTTTCTTCCATTTTTTCTTCTGCAAGTTCTCTGCTTTGCAACATCTTCATCTTTTCGAGGTTCAGCTTATCTTCGCCTTCCTCTTCTTTGCGCTGTTCTTCGCGAGCTTTAATATCTAGTTCCCTGTCTTTTAGCTTCAATAGAGGATCATTTTCAATCTGATTCAGCACCTCTCTTTCAGCTTCTGCAAATTCTAACATAAATTCTGAAATTAAAACAGCTTTTCTTGCCTCTATTTTCTGTGTCTCACTTTGCATGGTTCGTTGTATTTGTTGCATTTGTGGACTTTGTGCCATTTGCTGCATAGCTTGTGGGTTTTGTGCCATCTGTTGTTGCATTTGTTGTAGTGTCATCTGCAGTTGGTTTAATTTTTGTATCTCTTCTCTAAACTCCATATCCGTTTGTTCTTGAGCCATTAACTGTATGTGTTGCATGCAATTAGTTTGTAATGCAGCTAGTGCCTTTGGGTTGTTTCTACAAATGGTAGTGCCCATAAACTGTAAGTGTGATTTCATGTGTGCTTGGTGATCTTGTCCTGAAAATGCCTGAAATTTTTTACCACCTAAAGCCATGACATTTTCTGTTGCTGGGTCTAGTGGTTGTGGTGGCATTGGTGGTGGCAACAATGAATCAATATCTTTAACACCTAGCGCATCATACATGTGTCTGTATGCAAGATATATATTATGCATTCCAGGGTTTGACATTGCCAACTGTAGTTCAGTTTGTGCAATTGTAATTCTTTGTGTTTGTGAAAATATGTTTGGATCAGCAACTGGTATGATATCTACTTTGTCGTCAAAGTCTGTTTGGAATATTTGTCTTTGACCACCAACTACATCATATGGATATTGTGGAGGTAAATAAGTTACAAAACATTTTGCAAGTAACATGAATTCTTGTTTCATTGATGCATACAATCTTTTATGTATCGCACTCATAACCCGCGATCCACGCTCCAATAACGCAACTGTCGTTCCAACTGCTGCACTCTGATTACCTTCGCCAACTTGCATGTCTGCAATGCTCGCGAACCTTTGTCCTGATTCAACAACCGTGCTTAATAATTGTAGGAGCACGGTGTTCGGACCAGTAAATGGTAAAGGCATAAACGCGTCTCTAAGATTCCCACCAGGTGCATCTACGTCACGAAACTCTCCCGGCTGCAACGGTTGAGCTTCGTCTCTGACGCGGATGCCTCGCATTTTGAATCCGGCCGGTAAGTTTGACAAGGTGCCAGCGTCTAAAAGTTGTCTTAGAGCGGCTGTGGCAGTCCGTGATAGACCGCCGATCATGTGGATTAGGCCGAACCCGTAAAACCCGAGTCCTGGTAGAAATTTGAAATGCACAAAATAATCTTTACGTCTTTTAGCAGGATCGTTTTGTGCAAAATTACGTTTGATAGATAACACAGTTCTTGTGTCTTCTTCAATAGTTACAATGTATGGTAATTTTAAACCTGATGGTTCTCCTGTTTGTGGGTTCATGTCTTCAAACCCTTCAATATCTAGTTCACAATGACACTCTAGCAAAGTATGTACTTCGTCAATATTGTTTGATGAAGTGCCTTGTATGTTGTCTTTTGTTTCTCTAACTTCGTCATAACTATCATTTGATCCTTCACCAACTTCAACGTCTTTATAAAAACCCGCTAGTTGTTGTCTTCTTAACTCGTTAGATGTCATTTTAATTGTGTGTATGATGGTGTCTGCATCGTCTAGTGACGTTGCATTGTAAGGCACAACTAAATCTTCCGCTGGTACAAACTTAGACACACATCTTCCAAGAGATGCATCATAATAAATCTTTTTAAATGTAGAACCTGACAATGGTAAATTAAATAGCATTTGATCAAACTCAGGTTCGTACTCTTTCATCTCACACATTAATTCGTAGTTCATAAATTCTCTTACACGATCAGATTGTTTTTCTTTTTGATCATTTACTATTCCAATAACACGTGTTCTAACTGGTCCATCAGCTGGTAATAATTCTTTGTAAGCTAAAGACTGAAACTGTGTGACAGCTTCTGCAAGAACAGGGTGCGTAGCGCCAGATGCGCCTTGAAAAGGGTCTGATCTGTTTTCGTATTTAAAACCTAGTAAGTCTAAACCTTTTTTGTAAGTGTCTTCCCAGTCTGATCTAGATCCTTTGTATTCATCATAGTTTTCTTCTAAATTAGATGAAATTTCACCTAGTATGTCGTCTTCTAAAAATTCTGCTAAGTTTGCGTCGTGTTGCATTGCCGCTTGAGCGGCCATGGTTGTTGGATCAAAATCTATTTCTGCTCCACCGTCATCGGTCATTTGTATCTCAACGTCATCGGATCCGATATCGCTTTCCGGTGTTTCAATTGGTACCTCTTCACCAGGTATAACCTGTTTTGGAACTTTAATTTGATCTTCTAGTGCTTTATCTATTGCCATTATTTACTCCTAAATAAACTTCCCATGCCTTCTGACATTGGTCCTTTTAACGGTGGCAGTGTACCACCTTTTGATTTTTTTGTCCTCGGTTTAAATGGTATAATATTATCTATATTATCTTTTCCTCTTAAATTGTTTAATTGTGTAAAATCTACTTGAGCCCCTATTATTTCTTTACCATCATAAATTGGTTTTGGCGTTAGATCACCACCTAATTTTTCTATTTCAAGCAAATCATCCATTCTTCCTACAGCATCATCCATGTATTCTAAATAATCATTGTTTAAACCAGCAACGGGGTTGTCATAAATTTGCCTTCTAACTTTATCTGTCATTGCAGTTGCAATTTTTGTTCTTTGTGCTTGTGTAAGTAATCCAAGTTTCTGACCTGTCAGTATAGCTTCTGCTTCTTTTAAACTTGTGTTAAGTCCCATACCTGTTGCTTCGTCTACAACTTCGTCAGGAACTCTTGTAAGTTGATCGTCAAATATAGTTTTAAATTGACCTTCGGAAACACCTTTTTGTGTAATATTTTGCTTGTAAGTTTGTTTTGCACCAAAAGGTTTTATTCCTCTTTGTGCAAGTTTAGCTGCTTCCATAATACCTTTACCAATTAACGGGCCACCTAAAAACATATTTACTCTTCCACCTTGGCTCATCTGTGGCTCTGATCCGCCTTCTCTAAATAACATTCTTATAAATTTCTCTGATCCTTCTGGATCTTCTTTTATCATTCTTTGTAATTTTACATTGTCATCTACCAGTATTGCTCTAAATCTTTCGTAGTCGACTAGCTTCATCATAGCGCCTCTCATAGCTTCGTTGTACCTAGGTGATTCTTGCACCATGTCATACAAAGAATCTAATCGTTCAAGTGAAACTCCTTCGTTCCTTGAAATATTTTTAATTTGTTGTGCGTCACCTATAATGTCAGCTCTGTGTCCTGTTTGGAAAGGACCTGTCTTAACCATGTTTTTTTCTAAGAAAGGATTTATTTTTCTAAGCAGTCCCATTATGCCACCTTTAAATTTTCCAACACGTCCACCTTCTGCATTTGGTTTTCTTGTTGGGTCAATAAGAAGTGGAAGATCGCCTTGATTAAATAATCCCTTAGCTTTTATTTCTTGCATTTTTAATCTGTATTCTTCAACAGCATTTTTTATTTTTTCAGCGCTTTCAAAATCACCTTTTGCTGCAAACTCTCTCATTCTTTGATTCATGGCAGTAAGTTGTTGTGTCCCGCCTTGCATTTGTTTAGCTTGGTTTTGCATACGTGTAGCTACTGATCCAAGTCCTTCTCCTGGTTTTGCAAAACCTTTTTGCTCAAGTATTTTTCTCATACCTGGTGACGTATCGGCATCAATAAAGTCTTCCATCAAATCAGTTACAAACTCCTCTCTGCTTCTTTGAGTAGCATCTTGAACTTCTACGTGTGCTCTAATCATATCGTCATCATAGATGTCCATACGTTTACCACTACCGGGTTCGTAACCTTGGTTGGCTCTATCAACTATGGCTTTTCTAATTTCTGTTTCAGACTTACCTGTTTCTTTCATCATTCTGTTTATTATAGGTATGTCGGCTATGGTTTTCTTAAACAAACTATCTTCAACCGCTTTGTCTCCTTCAAGAAGTTTAATTTTTCTACCTGCGGTTATGCCACCTAGTAATGGGTTTTCATCCTGAGATTTTAAAACTTCATACTCTTTCCTAGTCATCTTGCCTTGGTTTGTAAGTACCATGTCCTCATCTACTGTTTCACCTTCTATAATTTTTGATTTTTTGCCGCCAGGTGTTTCAGAAAAAATTGTAGGTTTTTCGTTTTTATAAACACGTTTACCTTCTCGGTTTTTTGTCATGCTCATTTCGCCGTAGTGTTTACT